CGGGAGTAGTACCCGTATCTTGAAATAATAGACCTGCGCGCCTGCTGATTCATTCTTAATCGAGAAGCTCCAGGCATAGATACCACTGTTCGGATCGGAGTAGGCTTCTGAGAGCGACCAGGTAATACGCGGCCTATTAGACGACGAAAGATTCGACCCATCCGGCCAGAGCCATGTCTCGTCGTCATCGTTGTCGACGTAGACCGAAAAAAGCATCTGCGGAACAACCCGTGAGGATGAGGTGGTAAGTGTTGCGTTGAGGTTCCAGGTAAAACCAGAGGCGGTCGACGGCGAGGTGACAGCGGTTTGATTCGTAAGGTTGACACTGAGCGATCCGCCACCGAGTGCGCCCGCGCTATAAAACGTGCCATCAATGTCTGTGGCTTGGATTTTCTGCTTGTCCTTCACTACCAAGAGCTCTGCGTCGATTGTGTCAGTCATTGGCGCCCCGTTCCCCGTCGAAGTACATCCGAAGGCCGTGCCAACTCCAAGCGTTCGGGCCAGTTGATTCAGTAATACGGAACTGGATTGCTTTGCCACGACAGGTACTTGGTAGGGCGATCTTGATCTGTTCCATGTACCCGTGACCTTCTAGCATCCAACTCTTGAGCTCGTGAAACACATCACTGGAGTCGAGAGCGTAGGAGATTTGAAAGACTGGATTGCCAGCGCTCTCTGCGAAACAGTGGAGCGTCAAGCCTTGGAAGTCCTTGTCTGGTCCAGCAGGGAAGATAACGTCGTAGTCGTAGACCGCTGTTGTGACAGTTCCCGCTTGGGTGTAGATGTTCTTGGCTTTGTAGACCAGCGAGTCAGTCGTATTGTTGCCGAAGTAGAGGTTTTCTTCGTTGATCGTATTCGTCCAGGTTGCCATGACTGCTGACGGCCACCCTGTCAGTATGCGCCAGGTATTATAGAGGGTATTAAATACCAGTACGACGTTCGAGTATGAGTTTGTTGTACCAACCCATAGATAGTATTCGTTATTCCAGAAGGCGGCATTGAGATTGCTGTAGCTGCTTGCGCTGACACCATCCCACCATGCTTGAACAGGACGAGAGATAAACTGTGCTTTGCTACCAGTACTCATCCACACACCCTGTTTGTTGGCAAAGAAGAGCCTGCCGTTGCCTGATGCAATGCTCCTATTCGACGTACAACCAACGTTATCTACCTTCGTGAGGTATGACTCGTCCCAGGCATAGAACGCCTTGTCTGTGAACAGGTAGAGTGAATTAAAGGTAGCGTGCATTCCTGTGATTGCACCCGTGATTTCGTCGACAAAGTTTCCGTCGTCTGGGCCTGTGATGCTGGCATCGCCGGAGGTTGTGCCGTCGCCAAGGTCTGAGTAAGTAAACCGATTCGAGCTTGCACCACCGTGATTCGCGTAGTACATCCGGTTCTTATAGACCTCACAGTACTTCGGAGTAATTGAGACCGTTGACCAGAGAATACCATCGGCAGTCGATAACACCTGGTTCGTGCCATTGGTGATATACAGCCTGTCGTAGAACATTGCGTAGTCGCAGATTTCTGTTGAGTTCTGCCCTGTCCTACGGCTTGTCCACGTACCGACGACATCCTCGTAGATGACGCCGTTTGTCGCCATGAAGAGCTTATTAGAGCCAATGGCACTCTCGAATGGGAAGAGCCCTTGAATCGCTGTACTGCCCGCGTCGCTGCTGTGCTGGGCGTATTGCTTTGCCTTCGAGACACTGCCAATTGACGCGGCGTACTCAACGTTCAAAGCGTTTGGCGAATAATTCTCACCTGTAAAAAACGGCGATACGTTCGTCTTGATACCACCCGTATGATTAAGAAGGGTGATTGCTTTCTGCATTAGGTCAGCGACTCTCGAATCTCAACCGGAACATACTCAAAGTTCCGCTGTACCTTGCCACCTGAGTCTGTCAGCTTGATTTCAAGATCGAACGTGCCAGGCGTAGCTACCTCAGTTGTCGTAACACTGTATGTTGCAACGCCACCTGTTGCGCTCGTGATTGTTGCCGTGCCAGTAATCATGTTGGACGTTGTGCCACGCTTGCGCCCGTAGACGTTCACAATAGCGCTGGTCAGGTCAATCGGTGCGCCTGTTTCGTCCTTGATAGTGAACTTCCATGGACGTGTATCTCCGGTCTTTACTTGGATTGATTGGATGGCCATTAGATTCCCTCTATTACGTTGAGCTTGGCGAAGCTACCATACAGTTCCGTTGCCTTACGGTTGTAGTCTATAGCGGCATCTATCGGGTTCTTGTGATACTTACAGTAAACTCTTTTGTTTTTCCCTTTTACCTTCTGAAACATATCCACTCTCCAATATGTAATCCCTTTATTTATCCATTCGTAGACACCTTTGAATCCAGACTTGGCTGTGGGAACACGATTAGAGTTGTTTTGGCTGGATGTGCATACACGTAAATTAGAGCGTCTATTATCGAGACCGTTGTTATTTATATGGTCAGTGACCATCCCCTTAGATGTATTCATAATTTCTCGGTGCATGTAAATGGTCTTACCATTAGCATCTCTCCTGGAGGCATACCCGTGTTTACTAGTAGTCATAAAATGCCATTTATGCTGATTGAGAGAATCGAAGTCAGCATCATCTACCTTAGATGACATTCCCTGAGTTAGAGGTATACTTTTCATCTTCAATTCGCCTCGTAGAAGAAGGCTGCTTCAAATCGTTTTGTTCCTGAACTTGTCCACGATCCCGATGCTGGCGTTGGGTAGACATTAGCGGTTGTCGATGCAGCAACCGTATCTAATTCTCCAACCACTGATGTACCACCATTATCTGTTGTTCTGACAGCTACATACCGAAGACCATTCTTCGCTGCCACAGGCAATGTGAATGTCACCGTGGCCGCATTGCTCGTTCCACTGACATCGATAAGGATATAAACATCCTTACCACGCTGCATATATTTCGCAATACTTGTGGTTGGTGTACCAGAAAAGCCTGTAGCTGCTGGGGAGAACGTTGACCAGGCTTCTGCTGATGTTTTCGCTGCTGTTATAGAACCGCTGGCAATCTCTGTTCCGGCTGCTAGACCGTTAAAGTTTCCGTTGAGGTCGTTCCCGTAGACGACTTCACCTGTGTTTGACCATGATTTAAGACTCATAATTCCTCGCTTATGCTACGACTACTGTTCGGCTATCTGAACGGTCGAGTACGATATCGATCATCACGCGCGGGTTTAATCCAGTGACATCCTCGCCCGTGATGAAGTTCCCTGTATTGGCAGAGTTCGTGACGGTGGCCATTATTCACTTTCCTGACCAGCGTAGGAGATCATCTGCATCTCTGCCGATCCGTTGTTCTGGTAGTCGCCGATCATGTTCCGTACACCCATGTCGAAAGAGTTCTTATATGTGGCAGCGGTATTGAAGTCTCGCTTGTGCTGGTATGACTTGTACATCGCGTAGTCGATGAGCAGGTCGTGGTAGATCGTTGGCATGAACGGTGTATCAGCATCGAGCGCCATGTCGGTCGGTTCTTTGTAGAAGTCGTAGAGCATCCCGTAGACCGCATCAGGAACCGGATAGAGTTTGACCTGCATTTGGTATGTGGAAGAACGCCCTGCCTGGGTGTAGATATTTGGCGTGCTGCGTTCGCTAGCAGTGTCGACGTGGGGATACGATGCCGTGAACTCGTTATAGTTGACTGGAGCGAGGCGTTGTTCGTAGCCGTCAGTTGAGATACGGAAGTTCACGAGCTTCTTGATGTTCGTCTCGGTCAGTGTGTAGGACTCAGTCCCCGCAACCGTATTGAACGTATTATCGAAGTCAATCAAGAACGGCCAGTTGTTGGCGTTCGCAATCTCACGTTGTCCACGGTTCAGATACCGCTTGTATCGGCCAACCCATTCGCCATCTACCTCACCGAAGTCGTCTTTACATGTCTGAACAAGTTCTAGGAATGTCATATGAACAGCACCTCGGTGGCGCTGTTTCCATTAGCCTATGCAGTTGATTGTTTTACTTACAGTGTCAAGCTATCGCTCGAACGGAATGATACCAACCATGATGATATCCTGGACGACTGTCACACCTGCTGATGGACTTGTGGATGGGCTGGTTGATACGGAGGAACTCGGACTTGGAGAGGAACTTGCACTCGAACTTGGCGAACTCGACGCGCTTGATGATGGTGACGGAGAGCTGGACGGACTGCTAGAAGTTGACGAACTTGCAGAAGAACTCGGAGAGGGTGAGCTACTGGGTGACGTGCTTGGCGAATTGGAAACACTGGAAGAAGGGCTTGGACTAGATGATGGGCTAGTACTTGGGGACGTCGATACCGAACTGCTAGGAGACGGTGAGGAACTAGGTGAGCTGGAAACACTTGTTGAGGGTGAATTACTAGGCGACGGGCTGCTACTTGGAGACGTAGAGGTCGAAGAGGATGGTGAGGAGCTAGGACTTGGTGAAGCGGAAGCGGAACTTGAAGGTGAAGTAGAGACAGAGCTACTCGGGGACGGACTGCTGCTCAGAGATGCTGACGCTGACGATCCAGCCGTATACTCAACATACGCCCAGACACCAGATACCGCGATTGACCGGACGTTTGCTGCAGTCTCTTTGTACCCAATCTGCATGGAGTCAAGCGTGGTCTGCGTCCAAGCGCTGCCATCGGGATCGTTGTACAGGGTGACAGGGTAATTTCTTGGAGCTGCCGTTGCATTTGTTTTCCAAGACGTACTATTTGGAATAATCGCCGCTGATTGGTAGATCGTACCGCTTGAGGCTTTTTCGATCTCTACCTTTAACGCCGCAGTCGCATCACCAGCCACAAGGTTTGCAAACCGAGCACCGACATGAACAAGCGTTACAACATCGGACGAGCTAATTCCTGAATTCTCAACATTAAACAAGTCTTCGGCATTGAGTACCGCAGAGGCGTTGTAGCTTGTCGCATCGTCAGGTGTAACTTCATTGACACGAGTGAAGTTATTGGCATCGCCAGCCGTACCGCCTACTTGTACGAGAAATCCGTTTGCATCACCTGTTGCGCTTGGTTTAAGCAAAATAAGACTTCCAGCACCAGCCCAATCGTTCGTGTTGATCGCTACGTCATCGAAGTACCACTCACCAGTCGTTTGTGATTCTGCCTGTAGGTTTCCTCCGAGACACATTCGATCAGACGACGTGATAGTGAGTCCGGTTCCACTTGCGAATTCAGCTCCGTCAATCCGTGCCGAAACAGCATTGGCCGTTGCTCCGCCCGTGCTATCTTGCATGACTTCGACGCGGTACCAGATGTCCGCCGACAAAGCAGAGCTATCGGAGCCAATTTGAGTATCTGTACCTGTTATTTTCCAAAGCTCAAGGGCGCCACTGCTGTTGAGCTTTATAGCTATGTTGAAGTTTCCATTGTTGCTGAACGTAACATCGGAAAGCACGAAAATCGTATTATCAGCCGATGGGAGCGTGTGATACCGGAAATAGAATCGGTGGTAGGTAAGGTCCGCACCACCTCCGTTGTACATCTGGTAGCCGAGACCCTGACGAGTTGCGCTCGCAAGGCTGGCAATCTGCATTGCATAGCCGCCAGATCGGACGGTTGTACCCTGGATTGTTCCTGCTGTACCTGGGTTGCCTGTCCATTCGAGGTTCGCTGTGGCCGTATTCTGCTCGAAACCGCTAGACCATAGCCTTCCCTGGTTTGGTGCAGCACTAGGGCTTGTCGATGGAGAAGTTGATGGTGAGGTACTTGGGGAACTACTGGTAGATGTACTAGGACTCGTGCTCGGGGATGACGAAACACTGCTCGAAGGTGACGGGCTTGATGATGGGGATGTCGAAGGGCTATTTGAAACTGACGAGCTTGGGGAGGGGCTGGAGCTTGGACTTGTGGAAGGTGAGTCTGAAACGCTACTCGATGGGCTGGGACTCGTTGACGGTGACGTAGATGTCGAGCTGGAAACGGACGACGATGGTGAAGGAGAAGAACTCGGACTTGTGGACGGACTTGTACTCGGGGACGTGCTGGGACTGCTCGAAACTGACGTACTTGGTGACGTACTCGGAGAGTTTGAGACGCTTGAAGACGGGCTCGGTGACGAGCTCGGGCTTGTAGACGTGCTGGTACTTGGGGAAGACGACGGTGACGGAGAGCTTGAAGGGGAGGTCGATGGGGAGGTGCTGGGGCTGGTGGATGGGGAAGTACTGACGGACGACGAAGGAGAGGGTGAACTGGAGGGACTCGTGGAAGGAGATGTGCTGACTGAACTTGAAGGGGAGGGAGAGGCGGAAGGCGACGTTGACCGTGAACTTGATGGGGAACTGGAAGGAGATGGGGAGCTACTCGGAGACGTGGATGGGCTTGTTGACGGTGAGCTGCTCGGGCTAGGGGAAGAGCTTGGAGAAGATGAGACACTGCTGGACGGGCTAGGTGAGGATGAAGGAGAGGTGCTCGGAGAATTTGAGACAGAAGATGACGGGCTCGGGGATGACGATGGCGAGGTTGACGGGGAGTGTGACGGCGATGTCGATGGCGACGATGACGCTCCACTTGCCTGCTTAAAGTTGATCGCTCCAACAACCCAGTCTGTCAGTGATCCGTTCGCCGTAGCTGTCCAGCCTGGTGTATACGTTGTGGCGGTTGCCGCAGCACCGTACTGAGCGTAGGCACCGTCTGTTGTTAGATCTTCTGCGGTTTCAGTGAATCCTGCGTTCGGAGTACCTGCATTATTCTGCTCGTTATGACAGAACGCCACGATCATCGTGTTGGCTACCGTCGTATCGAGCGTCCCGTTCATGTTGTCGTTCTGACCGGCTATAGCATTTTCATTGTCAATGAACGAAGCCTGTAGAACGCCTGTGAACGACAATGACATACCCACTGTTTCAGGTGTCGAAGCGTCAAAACTCGCTTGAATAGCGTGGACGCCTGTTGCAGGTGCGATCAAATACCAAATTGTAAGGTTAAGATTTCCCGTTGGTTGCGTCCAGCTCGAATTCACTGATTGAGTCATCGCAACGCCGTTGTACGTTACGCCCGTGACGGTATCAGTATCTTGGTTGACCGTTATGCCAACAACAAGAATACGGTTTGAACCAGAACAGGTATGATTCCAGCTATTTGTGGATGCGTTGGATTGGTAGTGCGACGCTGACGCATCAAATGCAATAGCCATTACTTATCCCATCCAGTTGGCTGGACATAGGTTAGTTTATAGGGTATACTTGATGTATGTTCACAGAGAAAGAAACCACTAGGATATTTTCTAAAATATCTATCGACAAAGACACTGGCTGCTGGAATTGGACAGGGACTATTGATCAAGGGTACGGAAGGATATCTTTTAGAGGAAAGCAAATTCGTTCCCATAGACTCCTTTATATCTGGCGTCATGGAAAGATCGAAAAGTGGAAAAACAAGCAGTCCAAAGAAGTTGACCATATCTGCAAGAATAGAGCCTGCTGTAATCCTGACCACTTGAGGCTGGTTTCTAACAAGATCAACGTTCTTCGTGGATCTGGCCCAACCGCTATAAACTCTAGGAAAAATTGTTGTATTCATGGTCATCATAGTAGTTACTTCTATGTTATCGGTAATCGCAGAAGGTGCAGAGAGTGCAGAAGAATCCTTGACTCATCTGATAAAAGGAAAGCGTGGGCAAAAAAACGCTCATTGTCCTAGCCTCTCTTTATCATCATCAGTCCACCCAGGTGGCGCGAACTTATCTACCAACCATTGCACGTCGTGAATCTGTTTCGGATGTTTCTTCTCCCAGAACTTATCCTTGATATACTTCTTGGTTTTCTCTACTGCCTTGCCACTTTGTTCGTATGGGAACCCAAAGTCGCCGCCCTGTGTTCGGAACATGTGGGCGTACCAGGTCTTGTGGTTGCACAGCACTCGTAAACCAGAGAGCCAGGCAGAACAAGCCAGTTCTATACCCTGATTCCCCCACGATCCCGCCCGTTCGTCACACAGTTCATACTTCCAATAGTTATGTCGGGTAGACATGAAGAACGAACCCTGGAGTGACATGGTTTCGGTATAGCCGTATTTCTCTTTCATCTCCTGGTATTCAGGTCGTCGTGTGTAGTCTCGGAAATACTGGAAGTGCGGCTCGGCATCGAAACAATACGAGGTGCTCTCGGGCCGTTCCTTACCAATCCAGACCACATCTTTCGTTGTCGGCTTACCACACTCGATACATACCCCAGAAGGCCCCTGGTAACGTCTGTGGCCGTCCTCGCATACCCAATCGAAGGCATGGAGGTTCCGCATGATTCCTACTGCAACCATGTCGTCACCAACCTCTTTGAAGAAGTCGAGCATCTTTCGGTCGAAGCCCTGGTCGAATGAGCAGTGCGCGTCCACCTTGGCGACGTATCGCGCCCTTGAGAGTCGTGCAAGTTGGTTCTGCATAGCCCGTTGTCCAATGGGTTCGGTAACGTGGAAGATCTTTACCCGTGGATGGTCGGGGATACCAGGTTCAGGCCAATATCCATCCAAGCCAACGAGAATCTCTGACGAATCAGTTGTGTGCTCTAGTAAGTCCTGGACAGTTCGTACCAGAAACTCCTCATTGCGAGCAGGCACTAAGAAACTCAGTTCCATTGCGTCACGTCGATGGTGTTACTGACTACCGACACCCACGGCTTGCTCTCTTTCCAGTCATAGCGGTACTTAAAGTGTGGCCAGACGTTCGGATAGCCATACTGCCCTTCATTCTCTGGCTCGGTATCGTGCATCACGATTAGATCAGCGTTGGTAAACTTGAGCGCATCATCTCCCCTAGTATGGGGATTGATGCCACGGTCAGCCGTGTGGTCGATAAAGACAACGGAATAGTGGCGGTCGTAGTCGATGTCACTGAAGTCTTCTGTCTTTCGCACTCGGTGGTTGTTTGTGCGGAACTTCCAGGCGTAGTGATAGTACTCGGGATCGCTTTCGTAGGTAATAACTTTGCGATCGATACAGAGCCAGTGAATCAGGGCGGTACTATAAAACCCTGCACCAACCTCGCATACGTCGCCCGTCGTCGCTTGGATGGCCTTCATAAGCGTCAGCATGTGGGTGCTCATCTGTTTCTGGTTTCGTGCGATTCTCATGCGTACTCCTTAATTAACTCTGAAGCCTTGCCCCACCTGGGAATGTCGTACGCTTTCACGGGCCCCAAGTCTTTCCAGTGAGCTTTCTGTCGTTCTTCTGTCGCATCGTCGTGGTTGATCTGAATGATGCCGATAGTTGAGTACCATTCGACCATCTTTCGTTTCTTCACCTGTAGTACCTGGTCAATTCTCCAGCGTCCAAGTTCCCCGACATACGGCCAGACAGGATGTTTGGCGAACCGTTCCTCAAGAGCCTCAATAGCTAATTCTCTCGGAGCAATAAGGGAGCAATTTGATACTCGATTGCGCCAGTTATAGGTTGGCTTCCACCACATGAAGAGAGCCCAGCGGTGCTGGTTGTAGGCGAACTCGTCCATCTTGGGGCGAAACTCACTGAAGTGTTCTGGAGGATAGAGTACGTCGTCCTCGACCACTCCTATGTAAGGCGTCGTGGCTTGTTTACAGCCGATCAGCAACTGTTCGTAGATCCTCTGATAGCCCTGCTTTTCCTCGTCGTGGAGGGTAATCATTGGGTAGGGGAGTTTGTCTAGCTGCTCCTTATGAAACTTCGTCCACTTCTCGGGACGTTTGCCGGCCGTGATAAAGAGCAGGGTGAGATCGCTCATAGCGTCCTCGTGTGATAACGATTGACCATCGTTTTTCGGCTTAGGGTGTGAAAGAGACCAAACGGGTTAGTGTCCACGTCGCCCCCCTCGCAGTACTTACCGTTCGGGAACATGTAGAGGGCTGGTCGCTGGTCGTAACCAACCAACTCGTCGAAGTCTTTAATCTCGCCCGCTTCGTGGAGCTTGCGCCAAACCTTCGCAAAGTCACCGTCCTCACGTTGTGGGTAAGGTTTCCCGATTCTATCTTCCCGGTAGCCTCCCATCTTCTTGTATAGATCCCTGTGAATCGCAAACTGGTTGCGGTGTGGTGTGAACGTTAGCTTGTAGCTGTCTGGGAGCCCCCAGGCTCGGAGTACGTCCCTGTCTTGCGTCAGGTTGCCTTTCTCGTCGAGTACGGCGAACTCTCGGTTTATCCGTATATGATCGCCGGTAAAGTTGCGTGTCTTGTCGATGAAGTCCCTGGTAATAATGTGGTCGAGATCTGCCATCATGAGATACTCGCCAGTAGAAAGTCTTGCGCCTGTGTTACGTGCTACTGGCCACGTCCACGGTCGTGTGTCGTTCGTTTGGTGAATCCGCAGCCATGGTCTAGCCTCCGCCTCTATCTTAGGATCACTGCCATCGTCAATCAGCAAGACTTCCGTATCGTCTGGAATACCGATCTTGTCAAAGTGAAGCAATTGCCGCCTGACAATCTCGTGACTGTTGAGAACGGGGATGATGATGCTGACTTTATAGCTCATACCCCGCCACCGTGACGTAGATATTCCCCGCCGAGGTGGTGACTAATAGATCTGCGGCATCTTCGCCTGACTTGAGTGGGTTATTGACACTGTACGGAGCTGATAAGCCTGATCCCGCTTTGAACTCACCTTTGAGTCGTGGGTCATCGCCTGCGACGAGATCGTCCTCAAAGGTGATCGTTGAGTCGGCTGACGTTTGGAAGTAGAGGTGTGTGACATACCATCGCTTCCCTGCTGCCGGACTCCACACGATACCGTCGGTGACTGCGCCTGTGTTTGAGTAGTATTTGTTTACTGCGGTTGCTCCAGATGGGAGCGATGACATTGGAATCGCACCACCAGAACCGAGTACCGCCGAAACTGCTGCGCCGTTTGAGTCTTTGAACGCCGGAGTCGCTGGGGTCGGGATTGGGAACACCATCCCCTTGATTGCATTCTCGACACCCTCAACTGCCTTGATGACTGCCGAGTCGTCTTGTTCTGGGGCTTCTGGTGTTGACTCGCGGACTACGGCAGCTAACTTGACCAGGTTGTCATTGATTGATCGGAGCCCAGCTTGCATATCCCCGAGGTTGTCGATGGTAAACGACTTGGGAATATCTACCGTGATCTTTTCAGTCTCTGTCGCTGGTTGGCTCTTGATCTCTTTCGCGAGTGCTTTGACTGCTTTCGCAACGTCCGCTGTCTGTCGTTCTAGTTCTGCTGTGGAAACATCTGTGGAAACTGATCCCGTAACTACCTGGACTGCTTTGTTTGGGATATTCAGCTCAATGAGGTCAACAGACTTGATGAGTTGGTCGATACCCTTGCCGAGCAATGAGAGTGATTTAAGTACGTCACCGAAGTTACTGACCGATACCGATTCAACAGGGTTCTTGACGGTAACTTCTGCATCACTCGGCCATTGAACTGTTGGCGTTACCACGACCGAAGGACGTTGCTCTGCCATCTTCTGCATCATGGCTGCGTGGTTTCTATCGTTCCGTTGCTGCATTATATCTTGTATAGCCATACGCCTCGCGTTCGCTTGTATAGCCCATGCAGTTGGCTATTTACGTGTACTAGTCAAGCTGCAAATTGTCGCGTTTCCAGTCCAAATGTAGCTCTTTTTCGTTCCAAGCGGGCTGTTTCCAGTGTTTTTTGAATATCTCGTAGCGTTCATCTGAGCGCACTGGCAGCCCCTTCTCCTTGAGGAAACGAGCCCCGCCGTGCCTCTCGTGGTAGTAGAGAACGTCTGGGACGTAGTAACAGCTAACCCAGCGCTTCTTCATCTCGTGCCACAGCCAGTCATCCTCATACCCAATGCCACATTCTCCGAATACCCCATCCTGATAGAAGCCAATATCTCGTAGCATGGCAGCACGAAACAGGCCGTATTGTGTCCAGGCCATATCGAAGTCCTTGTACATCTTCCCTGGATTCTCCGGCCATACCTGGTCAGCTTCTTCCAACCGCTGTGTTCCGTCGTATCTTCGAGGGTTATGTACACCGATACACCCGACTTCTTTTGGTGATCGAAGTAGCATATCGGACAGTGCTGCAATCGTACCTGGAATGTACTGAATGTCCCCATCAAGTAAGAATATGAAGTCTGTTTTACCCACCATCTTCAATCCAGCATTTCGCCCTACTGATGGCCCCTTATTGGACACGTTGCGAACTAGTGTCGCCCAGGTGCCGTACTTCTGTAGTCTCTCCCAACTGTCATCGTCCGATCCATTGTCTACCACGATCACATTCCAGGGTTCTTTCTTGAGTCGGCGTAGCGACTGCTCTACCACGTCGATCTCGTTCAGGTTCAGAATAATGACACTAACGGAGACCATACTTCCTCCCACAAGACGCGCAGACGTGGCACTCTTTTTTGTACCCATCATGGTCAAGCCACAAATGCCACATCTTCCGTATCTTCTTGCCGCAGTCGTTGCACTCTGGCTCTCTATAGCTTGGATACATATTGATATTCCACTTGTTTTGCATTGCAACTAGTTGGTCTGGCGTGATCATAGGTAATCCTTCATGAATACTCGGGTGACATCGTGGTAGCTCGGCGTGATAAGCACGTGGGCGAGCGATGCCTTGGCTGCTGCTACTCCTGGCACTGAGTCCTCAACGATCACGGTCTCATCGGGAGTAACGCCGAACTTCATCATGGCTTTCTGGTATATCTCTGGGTTTGGCTTTGAGTGTTCTACATCGTCACTGCCATAGACTCGATGCGTGAACTTCAATAACCCACTCCGCTCCAGCATCCGATAGGTGGAGAGGCTGCGAGCATTTGAGCAGACACCGATCTTATACCCTTTACTCTTAAGCGCCTTGAGGAGTCGGTACTTTTCTTTGTCAACAGTACATCGCTCGTCAATGATCTCCTCGAAATAGTCGGCCTTAGCTACTTCTATGGAGTCGCATATGTTGAGTGGTGTCCCGAGTATTTCTAGCTTCCTCCATGTCGGTAGACCGTTCAGAACGCTGTCGTGCAACTCTCTGGTGATACTGATGCCGTGATCGCCTAGAGCGCGTACAAACGCCTCGTAGTGCCACTCAACGGCAGGTACAAGTACCCCGTCAAGATCAAATAAGATTACTTTGATAGGCTTCATAGTCCTCCGGTGTTCCGAGTCCGTGCATGGCTTTGGCTTCGACTTCATAAATCCCCACTGTCTTACCCATCGCAATATATTCGTTATAAACAGGACAAAGATAAAACTCTCCTTTCGTTCGGATGTTCTTTCGAATCATCTGGTCGGCTGCCTGTAAGAAGTCATGTCCGCTGCCGAAGTAGTAGACGCCACAGGTTGCATGATTTGAGATTGGTACCTTTTCAGCAACGCCAACTACCTCGCCATTCTTCACGCTGGCATAGCTCCACTTGGGATCGGTAGCTGGGAAGGTCAGGATGAGTCCGTCGTAGTTCTTTGCCTTCGCTAGGAAGTCATCAATCTTAAAGTCAATCAGTTGGTCAGAGTTGACGATCAGGAGTGGCGTATCGCTGTCGATATGCTCTCGTACCTTGAGCACCGTTGATACTGCGCCATCGGTCGGTTCATCCAACCTCAGTACGAACGATCCGCTCGGTAGTGAGTCTAGGAGCAGATCGTATCGAGAGACGAAGGTGAACAGATGGTCTTGTGACGGCCTGACGTTCGATATAACGGCATCTATCATGCGTTGACGACCAACAGGAAGGAATGCCTTATACACGTCGTATCCGGCTTCTTTAAACCGCTTGCCTTCTCCGGCGAGAGGCACCACAATTTGCAACATTATATTCCCCTAACCTTAATTATTTTCTTAATATATTCATAAAACTCAGCCTCCGTTAACTTTCCCTTCATGGTATTGGCAAAGAACGAACACCAAACAACGTTCCCCTGAACGTATCCCCTGTCAGGTATCAATCTGTCCAGAGAGGCACTATTAGGGACTGTCTTTCCGACACGGGCACCCCATACTAGCTTTTCATTTGTGTAATAGCAGAGCCCACCCTGTTTATCTAACAGATCAAGGAGGTATTTTGTCGTTAGATTGGATTTAACTCCGGTATCTTTGCTTCTCCATTGGGATATCCTGGTAGTGATCCAGAAATTAGGTTCAGAGTAATGCTTATCTTTATATGCGTTCTTGATGGCTTTTATCTTTTCCTTATTTTTTTCTACCCACAATCTCCTTGCGGCTTTTCCTTTGCCACTATCGTAGTGCTTTTTACGAACTTCCCTAGTTTTTTCTGGGTTCTTGGCCTGCCAATCCTTACTCTGTTGGTTCATACGTTCTTTATTTTTCTGGTAGTATTCTTTGCTATATGTGCTCATATAGTCATTATACCACAATGATAAATGGAATAAGAATATTTAGCATACCTTCCCCTCGGGAATGTACTCGAACATCTCCCATGTCTTTTCGAGAAATGGTCGGACTACATACTTCACCCCTGTAGTTTCCAGCACTCTACCGAAGTCGTAGAAATGCTGAATGTCGTTATGCTCGACGAACAAGATCGGTTGGTGTTTCTTGATCGTTTCTACTGCACCAGCCAACACTCGTGCTTCCATATTCTCCGCGTCAATCTTGATAAGGTCGGGGGCCAGATCAAACGAGTCCAGCGTCGCACACTCTATATCACCGCCATCAGTGCAGTAGCTCGCACCCATATTATGTGGTTGCTCAACAGACGAGACCGTCCCCTCAGCATTGGAGAGGGCAACCTGGTGCTTCCAGGCATATGGTGCGCTCTTTGAGAGTCTCCGATAGTTCTCAGCGTTCGGCTCAAAGCAGGCGATGTCTTTGACACCCATTACGTCACGAAAGAATACGGTATGGTTTCCAATGTTCGCCCCAACGTCCACCACGCTCTTCAACTTGCCAGTGTAGTGCTTAAAAATGTGGTTCAGCAATGGAGTCTCGTAGAACTCACCCCTAGCAAGGTAGTTCGATATGTATTCGGTCGGTTCGTAGCCATAGACGTGGCACTTCATACCGCCCCATGTGACGGTGTATCTCATACCCACTTCCCCTCGAAGTAGATACGGTTCTCGTCCGACAGTGGCGCATGTCTAGCTGGCCTATGGATAATCTTCCCTGGCAAACAGGTTATTTCGTAGCCCGCTTTTTTGATTTGCTTGCCATAGTCCGCGTCTTGGTGGCCTGGTTCTTTGTAGAACTCGTCGGTTTGTCCGATGGTTGCGTAGGCTCGTCGTGAGAGTACAAGGAACGCAGAGTAGTCAGGATTGCTACTAGGATCAGTACAATAACCACCGCCGATGCCACCCCAGCAAATGAGTGTGTCATTCATTTCTCCAATCTTAAACGCGCCGACATCTGATAGTGTGTCAGCCCATCCCGCTGTTACTTCAACGTCATCATGCAACAGGGTAATGTAGTCACCTGTTGCCATCCGCATCCCGTAGTTGATCTTCTCGTTCAGTCCACCGTCGTGATCGACAACAATCACCTCGCAATCAGTTGTGTGTTGGTTGATTGAGTCGAGGCAGCGTTTCAAGCCGTCCGGTCTCCCCCGTGTAGGGATAACGATCGAAAGTCTCACAGTGGTTTCCTGACTCGAATGTAATGCGTTGTCCCTTTGCGGATCGGATAACACTCGACAATAGAGAAACCAACTTCGTGCATCAGTTGAGCCAGCTCTGACTTACGGTAGAAGTAGTGGTGCTCGTCGTAGAAGTCATAGCCATTCCAAGGGAGTGGAATATCTCGGTAGTGGATGTACTGTGCATACCGTCCCTCGTTCGGATGGTATGTCCCCTGTAACTCTTTCATGGGCGTTGTGCAGATCAGCTCACCGCCTGGTTTGAGTGCATCGTAGAGCTTCTGGATCACCGGTACGGGGTTATAGTTCAGATGTTCGATCACCTCAGTGAAGTAGATACGATCAAAGTTATTGAGAAACAACTCGTCTGTCTCAAGATTGACTTTCCTAAAGCCAATACCCTGCCGAGCAAACTCGACCTCATTATGTAGCTCTGGCATCGCGTCGATGGCATAGACGTTGTGTCCCTGTGATCGCAAGTATGTGGCGAACGTTCCGTAGGCACAGCCAGCATCGAGGATGTTCAAATTCTCACCCATCGGCTGGTGCGCTAAGAAACTGTACAAGTCGGCCAGTGTCTCATCGTACACGCCACGATTGTCGTGTTGTTTCAGTCTGCCGTCTGGATTTGCAGCCTTTGCGAGTGCTTTGTCGATTGAGCAGATCATTGGAGTGCTCCCTCGAATTCAACTAGCCATTCTTTGGCGATTGTAGACCAGTTTGAATACTCGCGTGACTCATTCATCATCTTCTGTCGCATAGGCTCCTTAGACTCGCTTGTAGCGCGTAATAGGGCTATACAGCCGTTTGTCCACTGTTCCATGGACTCTTCTGGCAGTGCAACGCCCCCTTGGATGCTGTTGTAGTACCCTCGGTCGGTCTTAAAGCCATATTTCACGGTCTCAGCAACAGCGGCAGTCGGTATGACACATGGGATAGCTCCAGCGATCTGCGCCTTGATAGCCGTGATACAGCTAATCTCTGGCCACCACGTCGGATACGCCCAAACATCTGCTTCCAGCATCTCTTTAGCGACCTCTTTGTGTGAGATTCTGCCTAAGTGCGTGATACCTTCCTGCTGCATTGCCTGTTCGAGGTCTTCTTTGACGTTCTTGAACGCTGCCATACTCTCCTCGCCTTGTTTCTTGGCGATGGACTCCCAGGTGTTCCAGCCGTAGGCAATGTGAAGTGTTGCATCTGGGACTGCCAGCTTGATCTTCGGCCAATTCTCTAGCAGTTCCTTCAATCCTCGGTCGTAGCTTGAGCCGTAGAACAGTCGATGTGGTACTCGGTCTACTTTCTGGTTGAATTGGTCAATGTTCACACCGTTTCTGGTGAGGTAGATGAACTTATTCTCTAGGGTTCCATACAGCCGACGGTGCCACTTCGATAACACCATGGCTTTTGAGGCTCCAAGGTTCAGCGAGTTGATGACTTCCTCCTCTGGGGTCGTGTCATGCAACCACTGGTAGCCCTTCTTGTAGTTCTTGCCCATCTTCCACGGCATGAGTGAGCGCCACCCGATGAAAATTTCTGTTGCCTCGCCTGTATAGTCCAAGAAGTCTACATACTTCACACCGTCGTATGTTCCAGCGTCATCTTCACACCGGTTGAATACCGTCGTCTCATGTCCGAGCTTGGCAAACTCACGGGCAATATTGATAACTGCCTCTTCGGATCCTCCAATACCTGTTGCTTCGTTCTTGGGCGACCATGCTTCATGTGAGTCACCACAGAAAATAGTTATCTTCATTGCAGCTCCTCTTGCCAACCTGCTACCTTAGCTCTACCTAGCGCCATATCTGATAACATCTGTGCCTCCTTGAAATGATCCATATATGCATGGTTGGCTATCTGATGAGTAATTCTTTCCAAAAACACCGACTTAATAACACCCTTAGAATGTCTGCATGATAAGTCGCTAATAAGATGGAAAGCTTTTATAAGATCGCTGAATGTCTCGCGCGTGCCACGGTACTCCATGTCTTCTGTGTAACCTTGTTCATCTACATAATTGAAGCCGCATTCCAGTACTAATTCTTTGACTTCATCTATAAATTCACCAGAGACTCTAAGTGTAATGCCCTGTTCGTCCCTGAAATAATGCCACGAGCGATCATCTATAAGAATTTCCCTATATAACTTATCTAATATGTCCTCTTGTCTTCTGGGAGTTTTAGCATCAATTCTAATGTGTCTCATTTGATTGGCCTCTCGATCTTGTCAGCAATGTGGATGTCGTGCTGCTTAATATACTTCCCGTCTTCAACGATACCAACGTGGCGCATGATCTTGGCGTGTCCGGCAACCACTCCCTCAACCTGTGTGACTGTGAACCCTTGCGCGATGCAGTCTTGGTAGAACTCGAAGTCTTCACCACCGAAACCGTCAGCCTTGCCGTACAGTACTTTCTTACCGTTCCTGAGTCGGTCAAAGGCTTGCCCACCGCGTCGGAAGTATGGTCGGGATAGTTTCTCGAAGACCGATACCTCAACGAGCGTGCAGCCTAAGCCAGCCCACATGATCGGCTTACCTGCCGTGTCATCGCCTGGCATCCAGTTGTCGTAGGCGACGTTCCCCGTGTTCTTTCCTTCACCGGATGTGTAGTGGCTTGGGTAGTCAATCAAGGTAATTGGCTCTTGTTTATCTAACATAGCCTGTACGCCACCCACTGGGATGATTACGTCGTCATCTACCATGAGCAGGTGCGTGAAAGGTACACCTGAGTCGAGGGCTTGCTCTACTAACTGATTCCGACAATCTGGAATTGGTAGGTCTGTGGTGTAGAACTTGGCGTGTTGAATCCGTGCCAACTCTCGGTCAAGTGCGGCGATGGTCTTCGTAAACAACGTGCCTCTCGTTGGGATAAGGACAGCAAGTAAGGGCGTCATGCGTACCTCGTCCAGTGATTCAATTCGTTTACATCTACAATATACTCTCGTTTCGTCTGCTCGTCTCGGATACGCACCATCCCATCCTGCTGTTCCTGATTCTCTACCTTGTACATGTGGCTCCATTTCACTCGCAGCCAGGTCGGCCCTTGACCGTAATTCCTCACATTCGCCCAGCCACGTTGAAACGAACCTTTATCTTGGTTCTTTACCCATTCGGGCGTACTCCATGTTCTCATGCGCTGTTCTCCTTTTCTCTACTCGCCGAGGGACGGATCCCCCAGGCCAGTAGACAACCGGCTATACGCTCTATTGTGCGTACGAGAAGGCAACACCGTGGTTGTCACGGTATTCTTTGACGCCGTACAGCATCTGACCGATGAGTTCATCAGCGAGCTGTGGCGCATTTCGCCAGTGTTCCATTTTCTTGTCGACTTGCTCGGCATGAATGAACGCTTCTTTGTGCACCATAAGTGCGCGTGAGAGTGTTCCTGCAACAACCGAGGTGGTCTGCAAGTTGGTCGTGACGTATACAGGAATACCGTATACCGAACCGAACAAGCCATTGGCACCGATACCATTGGTAACACGGTTTGCACCGTCTTGAGCAATGGAGTCGTAGCGTGTGAACTTGTCGATCAATCGCAGATCTTCGATGCCATAAGGATCAATGATAAACGAGCGATCTTGCTGTGGCGCATCTGCCAAGTCGAGGAATCGGATTGCCCGAACCAAGTCTGTGTCAGTGATACCCGAACCAGTACCAGCGGTTGCACCAACAGTCTGTGACAGACCTGAGTACAAGGCTAGAAGGCTAGAGTCGAGTGCTTTTGCTAAGCCAAAGCCAATTTTTTGGGTGTACAGGCTCATCATATCGTATGAGCTTTGTACGCGAGCAATGTCTTCCAATGTGACGCGGATACCCTTGTGGGTGTCGACGACGAGGCTGATATCAGTCTCAGTCGTTGCGGTTGATGGGAGCTCAGTGTTCGCTGTTTTTGTCGTTGCGCTCATGTTTGAAAGCAACGGGATGTGCAAGGTGTCGCCCTTGCTCTTGATGTCGCCATATCCTGAAACGTCGAAGAAACGATTAGCAGCAACCAGGTTATTCTGGGTTGCTTTTTGTACTAGATCGCTCCACAACTCTGGGATGTAGACGGCAACTGTGCCAATGCCAGTATTTGCCATAATTTATCCTTGTAAGCTCAAGCGTTTGCCAGCTCTTCTTGCAGTCGTGTCCAGTTGGCTTTCGTCTCTTGTTCAGAGAGGCTGCCAGCGCGGAACTTCTTCAAGATGTCTGACTCACCGCCTGAGTCTTTCTTCGGCACTGGTGATCCAGGCCGAGATGCTATTTTTGAATCGATAGACTTGTATGCTTCGTCCCTACCAGCTGCCCGTGCGGCGTCTACTGCCTGTGGTGTGCTGCGCCCCTTCGCAATGAAGTAGGCTGTAGTCAATGGGTCTTTCAGTCGTCCTAGTTCGTCCTTCTGTTCCGTCAGTACCTTAGTTGCTTCTCCCACGTACTGGTCAAAGTCTGGGTACTGTCGGCGCATCTGTTCGATCTGGGTTGCGGATCGCTGCTCTTGTACGAACTGCGAGATACCCGACAACCGCTGGTCAACTGCTTTTCCCATGAGATCAACGAGTTTCTGTTCGGCTGCTGGATCAAGTCCAGTCTCTCCGCTCATTTCCTGTTGACCGTACGATGGTTGTTGCGCTGTTGCTTGGCTGTAGGCTTCCTTAAACTGTTTCAGTTGGTCATTGACCTCTTTGAAACGGTCATACGGTACGCTTCGGCCATCTCCTGCTTCCTCTGGCTGAGTGTTAGCGTCTTCACTGACGGGAGCCGATTCCACTGGCTGACTTGTTTCGGTTGGCGAGTCCGATGCGGTGGTCTCCGCTGCTACGCCTTGGTCTTCTTCCATACAGTTCTCCTACACTTGGTATCGCGGTTGTGTCCGCGTGGATAACTAGGTGACGGGATGTCACCCGAGTCGAGGCTGGTAAGGAAACAGCGCGTAACCTTATACTCCAGCCCCTACTCGGGGCGCTGTTATATCCCGACTTCTTGTAAAACTTCTTTGTGGTATTGGATCTTGCCTTGCAGGTTCGTGATCTTTACGGGATCAGTCTCGTACACGAGCTGCTTTGTGAGCTCCTGGACGCGGTGATCCCACCTACGCCGTAACTCCACACCAACTGGATGCTTACCAAAGAACTGAGCCGCGCCGTTGTTCAGTTCTTGCTCGGTCATGCTGGCATAGCCTCCGCCTCTTGTGGCTGGTCTTCTACCTGTCCGCGTAGCTGATTCATATGGTCAACCAAGAGCTGCTGTTCTTCTGGGTGTCGAGCAGCGAAGTCTGGACCATTAATCTCTTGAGCAACCTGTTCGAGTTCCTGTGCTGCTGCCTCTTTTGCCATCTGTTCTTTGGATTTCTTTACCTGGTCAGCATCGATATCGAAGGCGTCAAGGATGAGGGTATCGAGCTTGTCTTGGTCGATGGATGGGTCTTGGTCAAAGAGCTGTTTCAATTGGAGCAACTTCTCACGCTTGGCAGTCTTTGGTTCCACGAACGTGCTCATTGGGGAGACTTTGAAATCGAAGCTAAACTGTCGCATCGTGGTTGGATCGTACTGTCGCCATTCCAAGTCTTCATCACCACTGATTGCAAAGACCATTTCCTTGTCGATGTACTGCTGAATGTTCGAGATGGTCTGCTCACCAATCTGTTGAATAGCGTCGTCGATGAGGATGGATTGTGTCTTGAATCGAAGCGATGTCTGTTCGGCGGCTAACGATGCACCTGTTGCGGTATTGCCACCTTGTACGCCTACGTCATTCCCACCAATCACTGCATCGTTTACACCGGACCGAACCTGCATATCTCGGATAAC